TCAGCATGCAAAACCAAGCTAGCAGCAACGCCGAAGGCGTGAGCTATGTTTACTATGCCAATGACAACAACTTTGCATACTATCCTCGACGATTGCCAAATTTGGCTCCAGGATTTCCGTTGAATCAATTTGACAGCGTGGTACGTCAAGCTTTCCCGTACACTGGCGCTGACCTTGATGTTGCCAGCATTGTCAGCGACGGTTTGACACCTAGTACTATCACTGTGACAACCACTTATGCTCATGGTCTGGTACCAGGCACACCAATTTTGGTTGCACTGACATCGGGCACTAATCAGGCCTATGGTACGGGTAGCTTCTTTGTAACAGCAGTTCCTACTACAACTACTTTCTCTTACACAGCCAAAGCTGGAGCGGCAGTGAGCGGAAGTCTTGCCGGTCTTATCAACATTCGTAGCAATGCTGCATTCTTACCACGACCTTTTGATGGTGGCGTTATATTGAGCACTGGTTCTCCTACACGTGGCGCAGCCGCTGTTCGACAAACCAAGAAATATTTCCGTTATCAATCTGGTAAAGGTATCTTGTTTACATCAGGTAGCATGCTCAAACCAACATTTGATATTGCCGGGATCGTAGCAGCAGGAACTGCGGCTAGCAGTAATATTACCATTACTACAGATATAGAACATGGACTCAACGCTGGAGCAACTGTTGCAATCAGTGGAGTAACCACGTCTGGCTACAATGCTTCCAACTACACCGTGACCAGTATTGGCAGTGACATTAGTTTTGTGGTTCAAGCACAGGCTACTTTGGGCAGTGTTGCACCTGAACTAGGCCAACAACCACGAATTGCTGTGACACAATGGCACGGTTCTAGTGTACGAGCTGGCATCTTTGATGATCAAAACGGCTTGTTCTGGGAACACAACGGCCAGTCACTAAACGTGGTACAACGTTCGAGCACCTTTCAAGTAGCTGGCCTAGTGTCAGTGGGCGTGGGATCAAACTTGGTCACAGGTGATGGCACCTGCCGTTTCCAGGAACAGCTCAACAACGGTGATACTGTGATCATACAAGGCATGACACACAGTGTTACGTCTGTATTAGACAACAACCGCATGACAGTGGTACCTACATTCCGTGGAGTGACAAATCAAGTGCGTGTAAAAATGGCTCTGCGCAACGAAATTCGCGTGGTCCAAGACGACTTCAACGTTGATACATTAGATGGCACAGGACCCAGTGGTTTTACTATAGACGCAAACAAAATGCAGATGTTGGGAGTAGAATACTCATGGTACGGTGCTGGTTATGTACAATGGATGGTCCGCGGTCAACAAGGTACTATGATCCCTGCACACCGTAGACCCAACAACAACTTGAACAACGAAGCATACATGCGTTCAGGTAACTTGCCTGGTCGTTACGAAGCAGTCAACGAAACACCAGTCAGCAGCTTGGATGGTGCTATCAATGACAGCCAAACTTCTATAGATTTGCGAGATGCTAGCCAGTATCCTCCAGCCAGTGTGACTTATCCTGTGTTTGTGATGATTGACAGCGAAATTATCAAGTATTCAGGCAAGAGCGGAAACACACTCACAGGAGTTACACGAGCAGCTACATTTGACCAATGGGTAGATGGTGCTGCTCGCAGCTTTACTTCTAGTGCTGCTGCAAGTCATACAGATAATACTGGAGTAATCTTGATCAGTAATACCTGTGCTCCACTGGTCAACCACTGGGGTAGTTCAGTGATTATGGATGGCAATTTTGACGGTGACGAAGGTTACCAGTTTACATTCAACCGTACCAACTATGGTTTACCAGGCACAGTTGGAGCAAAGCAAACTGTGTTTGCTATGCGATTGAGTCCCAGTGTCAGCGATGGCATTATTGGCGACTTGGGGGTACGTACCTTGATCAACCGAGCTCAGTTGACCATGAGCAATCTCAACATTCAGGTCAGTGCTGGTCGATATTTGGTCGAAGGTATTCTTAATCCCAACAACATTGATGCAGCCAACACTACCTGGTCAGGCCTGAACAATTTGGGCGGTGGCTTCCAGCCTAGCTTTACGCAATTTGCTACAGCGCCGCGATACACTGGTGAGACCACAGGTGGTGTAACATCCAGTTTGTTTGGATCAACTGGCGGTTTCAGCAAGTCAGGAACAAAAGTTACATTTGGTGGCTCTGCCATTAGAACCTTTAGTGGTTTAACATTGACCAACGTGTCAAGCTCAGGGTCCACAGCCAACGTCACAGTACAGTTAACGGCTTCTGGTACAAGTTATACCAATTCTACCACACAGCTCTCAATACAAAATGCTGGTACAGGTTATGCAGTTGGAGATACTGTGAAGATTTTGGGCAACGTGATTGGTGGCTCGACTCCTACCAACGATTTAAACCTGACCATTCAAGCTATTACCACTGAACTAAGTGGTGGCGAAAGACTGTTTGCTATTCCCATATCCACTACCAATTCAGGAGTGCTGGATTTGAGCTCAGTTAAACAGATTGGAACCAGTGGCATACCAGGCACAGGAACCTATCCCAACGGACCTGAAGTGTTGGCAGTGCAACTCACAGCATTGACCACACAGACAAGTCCAGTGGGAGAAGTTCAATTGCAATTCCAGGAATCTCAAGCCTAATCAGGCTGGTTTGGAAACAACAAAATCCTGCGCAACACGCAGGATTTTGTTTTGTACTGTGTCCATATTCACAGTACTCCAAAGACCAGGATGCAAAGGTTTGGGCCAGGTGCCTTCGTCGATCCAGGCATAGCCCAAGTGCTCGTCGTTGAGCACAGGAACAAATTCATTATCTACCACACATACAAATGTGTGATACACAAACTTATTGTCAGCAGAAGTAAATTTTTCAATGGGCACCAGTCGACGATATACAGGAAAGCTGCCTAGCTCTTCAATGCATTCTCGCTCCATACCACCTAGCAAGGTTTCGCCTGGTTCAATTTTGCCACCTGGCAGCCCCCAAGTTCCTGGGTGCTTGGCATCGTTTCTAAGCAGATACAAATAACGATTGGTTTGGTTGCTTCGAAACCAAACACCTACTGCGTTCACAATACCAGACTCCAGTCGCCGCCTGGGTAAATTCCCTGATAACTTTTTATCCATGAGCCGCCTGTCCATTCGTACTGTACACCTGTGGTGAGATTACTTATGTATTGAATTTCTGTTTGTTGCTGTGCGTAAAAAGTCACATCCCACCAGCTACCGTTGAATTCAATGATGTCGTTTTCTTGCGCTACCAACGGACGGTTTGACGCACCCAACCATGCTGTTGCAGGAAATACGTTGTTCACTGCACCAGTACCTTCGGTCAACAAGTATCGTTGTCCAGCAACTGCTGCTGGTAAACCGCTGTTGGGCGCACTGATCAAGGGATTGATCACAGCATTCACTGGCAGCATGGTGTTTTGAGGTGCGGTGTCTTGATCTACGCTAAACAACACAAAACGTTCATCGTTGGGATCAACTACTATTGTGCCAACTACTTCTGACCCGTCGGATTGTGTCAGTCGTATTTGACTGATACCAGGCCTTAGTACACCATACATGCCAATCACAGCAGGCCATAACAGCCCGCTACCGCTCACAATGTCTGGCAGCTCTAGGCTGGTATTTGGTTGATCCACAATTGCACGCTCTTGCAATATTTGTATGCTGTTGCCAATCAACATAATTTTGTAGTTGAAGGGCGTTATAACCTGACGTGTACCCAGCAACAAATCACTGTTGGTTATTGCATCTCGTAAGTCTCCTTGCGCATCGTACATGCTGGCAATCACACGCTCAATCACACCCAATTTCTTGACTTTGGCAGGAGAACTAATCCAGATAGGTAAATTAAATCGCAACGTACAAATGTCTATGGGATTTTCTGTGGATATAGGTATAGTTCTACTAGACCATTGCACACTTTCTAATTCAACCACGCTCAAACTAGTCCAGTCAATGTAGTTGTCTGTGCTTTGTATTTCCAGTGAAGGATTGAACAAGGTTAGAATTTGTTCAAGTAGTTGCATCTTTTGATTGGTGTTTGTGGTCCAAATATCCAAGTTCAAAGTCAACTTGTAGGGCACAGGCATTAGTCGTTCAATGGTAAACGCATTGCCCTGGGAGGTTTCGTAGGTTTCTGTAACAGTGTCGTAGGTTCGTTGCTTGACTGCAAAACGAGACACAAAGTAAGGTTCTTGCATGCGCGGACGATCGTAATCCAGGCCTGCAATATAGAAAGTCATCAATGGTGAGCTGGGCAAACTGTTGGCTGAGTTTTCTTGAATGATAGTCTGCGCATTGCGACTAGCATCACCGTAGCGAACTGGTACACGCAACAGCGCATACTGATCAGGATTGGCAGAATCGCGACCGTACTCTATTTGGAACCCTGAAAAGATTCTAGTAAATTGCAGTAAAAAACGACGTATTTGATCATCGTAAAAGAATTGTTGCATTGTTTATCCGCCGTTGTCGGCTCTGGGTTTGAGAATTTCGCTGAGACTCTGACGACTTGAAATCATGCCGCGATCTGTGGTGCGAACTTCTGCTGTGTTATTTACAAAGCCCGAGCGTAGGGTCTTGTTATTTGGCCCGTTGTTGAGATCTGTGCGAACATTGTCTTCGATACGCACCCAACGATTACCATCAAAGCGGAACAGCCGATTGGGCAAGAAGTCCAATCGCAAAGCATAGTCTCCGCTGACTGGATTGTCTGGGAAGCTTACTCCCGGCGTGACTGGGAAACCGTTTGGGGCTTTGCCGTCACCAGTTAAGTAACCCAGAGTATATCCAAATCCGCGAGGAGTAGAGTTCATACCACCTTCGGTGCCGTCTACCGTGGTAGTAGAACTGGTATTGAGTCCCACAGGATTGGCTGGTTGTCCATTTTCTAAAGTGGGAGTAATATAAAACTTGTCAACATCGTAGCCACTTAAAGGAACTTCAACATCGGCCTGTGCAAGGATAGCATCATTGATTTCTTGATCCTTAGTGCGAGTGGTCATTTGATCACTCTGAGTTAACGGTGTGTACTCTAACCAATAACTGGTGTTGTTGATAGTAGTTCCTGCAGGCACATTTTGCACAGCCTGATAATAAGTGTTACCGTAGTTAACAACAGTACCTGCAGGATAGAAATTGTCTGAGTCCCAGATATTCTCTTGGACCATGGGTTTTTTGAGTACGTCTTTGTATTCTTGTGCGTTGACCAACGGTGTGGCTTTCACACGCCAAAGGTGTGGCAACCAGGTTTGGCTGAATCCTTCGGATGCAAAAGCAGCGTCTTGAATCACATAATATTTGGGCAAGGGTTGTGGAATAGCCGGATTCAATGGATAGTAGTCTTTTAGTGTAGGAATTTCTAAAACGTCACCATTCATGAGTTTGCGCCCAAATTCATCAATCATGCGATTGTAATGGAATGTAATGAACAAAGTGTCGTTGTTTAAAAACAAGCCAAATTGACTTAAATCAAAATCAATGTCCTGAGTCTGAAACACTCCGCGCATGACATACACATCTTGATCGTATATTCTGTCGCGGTTTTCCAACAACAGCAGATCCTGTATGTTCAGTGGGCTTTGTGTTTCATACACAGGCTGTGTAGCATCAGCATTGCCCGAAAATGCCGAATCTTCCCCGCCAGTTTGCGGTCCCATGTATTTGTGGATGTAGATATCCACACCCCCAACAGTGTACATTTCTCGGATGGTACGATCCAAAAATTGATAATCACGAGTGCGATTTGGGCGGTAAAGGCTTAGACGGGGCATAGTGTAGTATTTATGGGCGGTTGACCATTAAATCCCAAAGTGCTATAATACACACTTATCCACTCCGGGAGTATGGTATGAAAGCCGCAAACTTTGTAGCAAAGTACACAGGTCCAAAAGGCAAGGGCTTTATTCTGCCCTATGACAAAGTCAAAGCCACAGAAAAATGGGTAGAGTATGCACTTGACATTGTGGACATGAGCCGTATAATAATGTCTGCAGACTTCAACACTAAATGGAAACTAGCAGAAGCCCTGGAAGTAGCAGAACGCAAAAAAGCCTGGATGTATAAACACAAAAATTTTGACGTTAAACGTGCTGCCAAACTTTTTGACACCGTAAAACACTTGCCCACGACTAAGTAAGGAACAATCATGATCGCAACCAAATCTGTCAAACCCTTAAATCCTCGTAGTGCCGATACCAATGCAATGGGTATGGAGCCCACTTGGCGAGTGCAACCCACTGACAATCGTATCAGTGCGCTGAGCCATGCGTTTTCTTGGTACAATTATTTTTACGGCAAAAAAGATGCTCGTGAGATGATTGTGAACTATCTGGAAACACATGGACGCAAAGCCGACGTTCGCACACTCAAACGCATTCCTGACAGCTCAATCCGACTCACAACCGGTTGGCTGTGCCGTATGAGCATGGTGGGACTGGAGTTCACAGAACACGAGCAGATCAAATTAGACAACTTGCTAAAAGAGATTTTGGAATCCAAGCAAGATGAAGAAGCAGAGGAAGTAGTAGCCGAGGACACAGTACCAAAGATCACCATTCAGGACCGACTGCGTGAAAAGGTGTCGGAATGTGCAGGTGAAATGGATGGTTTGTTCGACGAGTTCATTGCGTCAGGCGCCAAACTCACAGCAGACTACAAACCCGTGGCGCTCATGCGTAGCCTAAACATTGCACCACAAATGGTCAATGACATTAAGCAAATCTGGACTCGTAAACTTGTGGAGTTTGATGCCGCAGTTGAGGGCAAAGATCCAGACTTGACTCAAGGCTACGGCTATCTGAGCAAAATGCAGTTACGGAATTGTGTAAAGTTCTGTGAGCTTGTGATTTCAGATTGTGGTGCTTATGTACAAATTAAAAAGGTCGAACGCAAGCCACGTGCAGTCAAGGCAGTGACGCCAGAAAAGAAAGCCGCAAAGTTCAAGCATATTGTAGAATTTGCAGAACTCAAGCTCAAAGGCTTGCCGGCTGCAAGTTTAGTAGACAAAGCAGAAGCCTGGTTGTACGACACTAAAAAACGCAAGTTGAT